TTAGGTCTTAGTCTATCGTTCTTAAATGAACACGTGGACGAGATAGAGAAGGGTGCGAAGCAAGGCGATAAGTTTGCAACAGAGGTATTAAAGAATAGTGGCTAAAACAGCAATAACAGTAACAAAAAACTTTGATTTAAATAGAATCAACCTAGACTTAACCAAAGAATTAAATACTGCGGGGCAGATTGTACGCAAAGACCATTTTCAAAGATTAGAGCAAGGTTTAGGTATTAAGGGTGCTTTAACACCTTCAAAGAAAGCCACAGGCAAGACATTAGTTAGAACAGGCAAGATGCGTAACCTCGTGGTTGATAAGGCAACTGAGGTAAAGCAAGAAGTAAATATACACCCGGGAGAAAAGCAGACATATCCAAACTCTAAGGTAACGATGTCGGATGTTGGCAGCTTTCATCAAGAAGGTGCGGGTAATCTTCCAAAAAGAGAATGGTTTGGTATTACTGTTAAAGCAGAAAAAGATATTATGAAGATGGTTGAATTGGAAATCGAAAGACAAATAAAACGTGCCTAACCTTCAAGCGACTATATCAAATCAATTAACTGCAACGGCTGCACAGACTACATTGTCTATACAAGAATTAGTTACAACAATGAAAGCACAGGGTATGGCAGACCAAGCTATACGTCAAACATTATTAAATGATCTTAATTCTGGCGGACAGTTGTTTGGTTCGTTTAGAAACAAGCTAAAGAACACAGTAAAGAATGGTGTAGAGTTAAACGCAAAAGATGCTGTTAATAATAAATACAAAGATTCTGGTATTAAAAACTTTAAATGGATTTCAGTTGGCGATGGTAAAGTATGTGCTGATTGTGAAGAAAGACATAAAGAAACAGGCACGTATGAGTTCTTTGAAACAATAGGACTTCCGGCTTCTGGTTTTAGTATATGCCAAACAAATTGCAGATGTCAATTAGTACCAGAGGATTATGAAGGCGAGAATCTTGACAAGCCATTGATTAAAGAAAAGAAAGTGCCGTTAAAAGTAACAGATTTCAAGATGGCGGGTAAACACAAGACAGCAAAAGATTCTTTAGCTTGGATGAAGTCTAATATTGCTGATAAAGTGCAGTTAAATCAGATTAAAGATGTTGCTGTGCTGAATGAAATAACAATATCATTAAAAAATAATTTTGAAAAATTTAAATTAAATAGATTAGAAAAAATAACTTACGGCAGAGGAAAAAGTATGGCTTCTGCTAGTGGGGGAAGCTTATTCATAAATCAAAAAAAGTTTACAAGAATTGAATTGGACAATGCTTATAGAACGTCAGTAGGTGAATACGGAAAATTTCATAGAGATCATTTAGCTTTATTAAAAGAAAAATTAAAAGAAGCACAGAAGCTAGGGAATGAACAAGAAATTAATTTTTTTAAAGCTAGAATTAAACACGCTGAAAAAGTAGTGTTAGTAAAAGAAAAATATAAAAGATTTAATGCCTTTGATAAAAATAACATTGCTAAAAGTATTATAGACCACGAAATAGGTCACATCATACACGACCAATATACAGGAACAATAAATAAAAAAGCATTTTTACGAAATAAAAATTTAAGCGATGAAATAAGAAATAAATGGAATTTTGAATGGCAAAGAATATACAGACAAGCAAGGAGAGAAGGTTTGATTGGTCAAATATCTGAATACGCTTCAGCAGATTATTATGAATTGTTTGCTGAATCCTTTGCAATGTATGCAAGAGGTGAAAAGTTACCAGACATTATACAAGATTATTTAGATAGATATTTAACAACAACGGATTTTGATTAATGCCACAATCAACGCAATGTCACGATTGCTTGCATTATTCGGGAGAGTTTAAATGCGAGGCTTTTGTTGAAGGCATACCAAGAGTCATCTACACAGGAGAACACGACCATACAAAAGAATTTGAGGGTGACAATGGTATAAGATTTGAATCTATAAGAGAATTTAATAAAGAATTAACTAACTCAAACAAGAGGTTAAAATGAGTGAACAACAAGTCGAAGTCCAAGACGTAAAACAGGACACCGCTGATACTGCAAGTGAAGAAAAGCAGTCCGTCAATCAAGTTCCTTATGCACGATTTAGTGAATTGGTGGACGAAAAAAACACGTTAAAGGTTGAACTAGAGTCTATTCGCAAAGAAGCGAAGGAACAAGCCGAAGCACGTAAGCTAAAAGAAATGGAATCAAAAGGCGAATATGATAAGATTATGGCTGATATGAGTTCCAAGTTAGAAGCTGCACAGACTAAGGCTAATGCTTTTGACGAATATCAAGTAACTAAACGAGAGTCTTTACTTTCTAAGTTACCAGAAGAAGATCGTGCAATTTACGATGGGTTACCACTTGAGAAATTGGAAGCTCACGTTGAAAAGGTCAATACGACACCTTCACCGGCTTCGGTTGATAACTCTAAACCAACAGAAACAGGCGGATATGCTTCGTTTGAGGAATGGGCGACACTTGATCCACAAGGATACAAGAAGGCGAACAATTCTCAATCTTCGGGTAATATCAAAATTGGTTATGGCGACTGATTTTTTTAAACAGAAACTCGATCCAAACAATGACCTTCAACACAAGAAGGTTGATGGCGGAGAAGATATTGAATGTACTTACAAAGGTTCTAAGGTCAATTATGACGATTATCTTGACATTCACGAAGAACGTGGGGAGCGAGTACAAAAAGGCAAGAAGCCAGACAGTATTGG